CGGACCCATCCACGGTGTGGGCGACTGCGCCGTGGAACCGCATAGGTACCGGGTTTGGTGTACTCACTCGGCGCAGTGATGCGCCGAAGGACAGTACTCCAGTTATCTGGATCAGCGTAAAGATACGCTGGTGCAGACCGCCATGTACGCACCTCACGACGATGAAGCTCGTTATTCCAACGAGTCTTTACGCCAGAGGGTTGCACATGGGTACACGCGTCGGGGCGAATCCAGCCGAGACCGCCAATGTTTTCATTACTGAAAACAGGAAGCGGTCCCGTGACTTGCGTCACGAGAGACTCGACTTTACTCGCCAACCGCATGTAGCCAGCCTTATGCGCAGCGTTAGACAACGCTACGTATGAGGAGACTACCCCGATATCTATTCTACGCCGATGACGCCATACTGATCTTAACTTGATCGGTGTGACATCGACGCCTTTGAAGGCGTCGCATCCGCAGGATTCTCGAAAGAATCCCTCAGTACAGCACTTACTGTCATTGAACATAAGTCCAAATTCAGGAAGTGACTGCAACACGGTCGCGTAGTCTTCGCGCCGTACTATGATGTCATCGCCATACACATAAACACGACTTCTCGCCTCGCGGCGAGAATAATGCTTATGATGCATGAGGGAACCGACACATAGCGCGTAGAACACGAACGCTTCGACGGGAAAGCATAAACAGCTTCCCATCGGGGCGAACTTATTCAAACGCACCTCTGAACCTGAAGGTAGCTTCGTACTAACCGTCCTGGTCGCCAATAAGGCGTCTAACAGAGCCGGCACGTGGCAAAAGATGCTCTTTACGAGCTCTAATGACACGCGGTCCGAAGCATCCTTCATATCCAATGTAACCCACTCTTGCGTCAATGAAGACTGCAAGGCTAACTCACGATTAATTGACTGGTCTGTGAAATTCACATGCCCAGCCGTATAAGCGTGAGACTCGAGGTGCGATACAATCGCACGCCCGAGACCTTGCTGTATCCATTGATACTCGAGTGGTTCACACGAGATGAGACGAGGGCCACGGGAGTCCTTGGGGACGAGCACAACTTTCGCTGTGCCCGCCTCAAGTAGCTCTAGGTTCTCGTACTCACGATACTCGTCGCAGACTTGACTAAGCCCGAACGCGAAATATCCTGTGTAAGGATAAATACGTTCGATGGCTGAGTATAGGCGCTTGAATCGATGTTTTTCATCGGCTCTTTCGCCAGTTGCGACTGCTCCAGGCCCATGGCCCGGAGTAATATCCCAAGGATCCAGACCACTAAATACGTCAGCGCACAAGCGCTGAGCATAAACAGTAGTTGCGGACTTGGGAACTCGGAACTGTAATAGTTCCGAGTCCGTGGACAAAAACGAAGCAATAACTTTTTGAGTTTTTGCATCGGGATAGTCCATCTCAAGCTTGTATAAGAAATATACAAGCTGTCTCAGTTCTCTGAGCGCTACGGGATCAGCTTCGTCACTTACGTGACCAGAATCTGTGAAGACTCTTTTGATCAACCACCCGAATAACTTCGGGAGTTGAGTTCCTGGCATCTTTTGGAAGCCGGGGATTGTCAATTGAGTGTTCTTGGACAAAGCGGTGTCAACCGCTTTACCCAATCTCGGAAGGCATACAGTTAAAAACTGTATACCCTCAGAGGCGACACGTTTTCGAATTTTTTCGAATTCGTGCCGAGACTCTGTAACACTGAGCGTATAACGTTCAGCTACGTCTGCGTATAGTTCGCAATAGAGGGACAGGTAAAACCCGTCCATTCGGCTATTGTGGCTTCCCATATGGGTAGACCTCCTAGCTTACTAACTCTGCTTGCTAACCTTACACAGAGGCCCTCTGACTCATTGCTGGGTCAGTTTATCGTTACCGTTTCGTTAGCCTGTTTAGGGCTCGGAGTTGAGGAACGCAGACCAGTTGCCGGCTACGCCGTTAAACAACTGGGCCTGCATGTTCGTCAAATCCGCCGACGAGAACGTAGTCGATTGTGGAAGTTCCACAACGATGTACATACTCGCCACCTCGGGCAGACCTGTCACAGAATTGTGACCAGTCCAATCGAGACGAAACAAGTGACGAAGCGCCGATTCCGGATCCTTCGCATTGCGAAGACTGTGTGAAACAGTCACCGTGTGCGGAGAACCCAGAGGAGCGGTAGCGTCCGAGCGGATGGATTTTCCATCCGTAATCGAACGCAGGCCATAGGTCGAGTTGACCGTGGCCCCCGTCAACGTGAGTGCGGTTGCAAGCATAAGCTTTCAGCCTCTCTATTGATTAGGTGTTGCATTGATATGCCTGGTTTCCCAGGACTCAAAGTCTCTGGACTAGAAGCGA